CTACTTCACCGAGGGCAACATCCCCTCGGGCATCCTCAACGCCCCGGACGGGTGGACGGCCGACAACATCGCCACCTTCCAGACCTGGTTCGACGCCCGCCTGTCCGGAAACGCCGCCGAGCGATCCAAGGCGGTGTGGGTGCCGGCGGGGACCTCCTATCAGGCGTTCAAGGACAGCCCGCTCACCGATCAGTTCGACGAGTGGCTGGCCCGCATCGTCGCCTATTGCTTCAACCTGCCGCCGACGCCGTTCGTGCGCCAGATGAACCGCTCGACCGCCGAGACCGACGAGGCGCGCGGCCAGGCCGAGGGGCTGGAGCCGCTGAAGCTGTGGTGGAAGCGGGTGGCCGACGGCGTGATCCAGGACGACCTGGGTTTCGCCGACCTCGAATGGGGCTGGAACGACGGCCGCGAGGTCGAGCCGGGCGTGCAGTCCGAAATCGACGACCGCGATCTGCGCAACGGCTCCGCGACCATCAACGAAGTGCGTCATCGGCGCGGCCTGAAGCCAGTCGAGGGCGGCGACGAGGCTCGCGTCTACGCCGGTTCGGTGTTCTTGCCGCTGGTTCCGCCCGAGCCCGCCGAGGTCCCCGCCGGCCCGTCCAGCGAGCCTTCCTCTCCCGAAGCGCAAGGAACCCCCGCATGAAGCTCTATGGCGAACTGACCAAGGTCGAGGAACTGGACGACGGCACCATCCGGGTGTTCGGGATCGCCTCGACCGGCGCCCGCGACGAGGCCGGCGAGACGGTCTCGCCGGAAGCGATCAAGGCGGCGTTGCCAGACTATCTGGCCTTCGGGGCGGTGCGCGAGATGCACCAGCTGTCGGCGGCCGGCACCACCCTGGGCGCCGAGGTCGACGAGGACGGCGTCACCCGCATCGAGACCCACATCGTTGACCCCGTAGCGATCCGCAAGGTCAGGGCCGGCGTCTACAAGGGCTTCTCGATCGGGGGCAAGGTGCTGGCGCGCGACCCCGACGACCGCAGCCGCATCACCGCGCTCAAGCTCAACGAAATCAGCCTGGTCGACCGCCCGTGCAATCCCGAGGCGGTCATCGACCTGTGGAAAGCCGATCAGACGAGGACCCAACGCATGCCCTATGCTCCGACCAACGAGGCGGTTCGCGCCGAGGCTCAAAGACTGGCCAAGGCCGCGGGCAAGCCGCGCTGGCAGGATTTCGTGGTGCGGGCGCGCGAGCGGTTGGTCAAGGCGGCGGAGGCCGCGCCGCCCAAGGCCGATCCGCCGAAGGGCGAGCCGCCGGCGCAGGCGGCCAAGCCCGCCCGGTCCAAGCCGTCGACGCCGGAGGAAGCGCCGGCGTCGAGCGCCGCCGAGGGGCTCGATCTCGACGCCATCCAGGCGGCGCACGATCAACTGGTCCTGCTGGGGGCCAGATGCGACCCGGCCAACTGCGATCATGCTCCCGAGGACGCCCAGGCCGATCCGGCCCTCGACCCGGCGGCGGAAGCCGACGATGACCTCGCCGAGGAGCACGCCAAGGTCCTGGCCGACAATCGCCGCCTCGCCGACGCCCTGGCCAAGACGGCGCCGCGCATCGAAGCCCTGGCCGCGCGGCTGGACGAGCAGGCCCGCGAACTGGCCCGGCTGAAGGCGACGCCGCTGCCGGCCCGCACCGCCGGCGGGGCCTTCGCCAAGGCGGTCGGCAAGGGCGAGGACGCCGCCGGCCATGTCGGGGCGAGATTGAGCGCCGAGGCGGTGCGCAGGGCGCTGGACGACATGACGCCCGAGGAGCGGGCCTTTCTGCTCACCAAGGCGGCGCTGTCGCAGCCGATCCCGCTGGGCTGACCCTTCGAACCGTTTCGACCTGTCGACCGCCTCGCGGGGCGTTCGCATCCAAGCCGCCTGAGAGCGGCTTTTTTAATGCCCCGGAAGGAGCACGATCCATGCAGCACGTGATGCAATCGGCCGACCTGAAGAAGGCGGTCGTCGATTCCCTGTCCAACCCGTCCGAGGACATCGCCCGCTCGGTGCTCAGCGCCGCCGGCGTCGATCCGAACAGCATCGAGAAATCGATCTCCACCGCCACAGGCCTGGTCGCCTACGACCTGCAGGCGCCGGCCAAGAACCTGTTCCCCGCGGCCACGCCGATCCGCAACCGCCTGCCGCGGGTCGGCGGCGGCGTCGGCGCGGCGACCAACTGGAAGACCATCACCGGCCTTTCCGGTTCGGGCTTCGACTCCATCGGATGGGTGCCGGAAGGCCAGCGCGCCGGACAGATGAACTATGTCGCCGCCGACCGCGCCGCCCTCTACCGCACGATCGGCGAGGAGGATTCGGCGACCTTCGAGGCGATCAACGCCGGCAAGTCGTTCGAGGACGTGCAGGCGACCATGTCGATCCGCCTGCTCCAGAAGACCATGCTCAAGGAAGAGATGGCGCTGCTCGGCGGCAACAACAGCCTGGCCCTCGGCGCGCCGGCCGCCCCGGCCCTGGCCGCCGCCGGAACCGGCGCGAGCCTGCCGGCGGCCACCTATTCGGTGATCGTCGTCGCCCTCAGCATCGAAGGCTTCAAGCATTCGAGCCTGGCCGGCGGCGCGGCCACGACGAAGACCGTGACCGGCGCCGACGGCAAGACCTTCACCCTGAACGGCGGCTCGTCGAACCGGTCGGCCAACGCCACCCAGGCGGTGACGTCCGGGCAGACCCTGGCGGCGACCGTCGCGCCGGTCGTCGGCGCGGTCGGCTACGCCTGGTTCGTCGGCCTCGCCGGTGCGGAGAAGCTGGAGGCGATCACCACGATCAACTCGGCCGTCTTCGCTGCGCCCCTGGCCGGGACGGGGCAGCCCGCCAGCGCTGTCAGCGCCGACTGCTCGACCAACGCCACCGCCTTCGACGGCCTGCTGACCACAGCGCTCAAGGCCGGCTCGGGCGCCTATGTGAAGAGCCTGTCGGCCGGGGTCGCCGGCGTCGGCACGACCCTGACCGCCTCGGGCCGCGGCTCGGTCAACGAGATCGACGACATGTTGCAGGCGATGTGGGACGCCTCGCAAGTGTCGCCCACCGTGCTGTACGTCAACAGTCAGCAACTGCGGAACATCACCGACAAGTGCCTGAGCACCGGCGCCAGCTCGCTGCTGCAGTACTATCAGGCCCCGGCTGACGGCGGCTATCAGATGACCGCCAGCGGCATGATCGACTTCTACTACAACCCGTTCCTGCTGGACGGCGGGGTGAAGATCCCGATCAAGATCCACCCGAACCTGCCGCCCGGCACCATCCTCGGCTGGTGCGAGGACCTGCCGCTGCAATACCAGAACAGCGAGACGCCCAACGTCGCCGAGGTGAAGGTCCGCCAGGATTACTACCAGATCGACTGGCCGATCACGACGCGTCAGCGCCAGAAGGGCGTCTACGCCGAGGAGACCCTGGCGGTCTACGCGCCCTTCGCCGTGGGCGTGATCACCAACATCGCCAAGGGCTGAGCCGGCGGCCGGCCGGCGCTCCCGCACGGGCGCCGGCCGGGCCTTTCCTGTCGATCCGAAGAGGAGCGCGCGCGATGGCGACGGGCGACCTTACCACCCTGGCGGCCGTCAAGACCTGGCTGCCGGACATGGCCCAGAGCACGGCCAGCGACGCCTTGCTGGCCGGCCTGATCACGGCGGCGTCCGGCTTTGTCGCCGACTATCTGGAGCGGGACCTCCTGCTGGCCGACCGTGTCGAGACCCGCCTGGGGACCGGCGGCCAGATCATGGTGCTGCGCCACTATCCCATCGTCTCCGTGCTGGACGTTACGTTCGAGGGGCGGACGGTGAACCAGCCGGCCGATCCCGCCGGCGGCAGGGGCGGCTTCCTCTTCGAGGGGCAGACGCTGGCGCTGATCGGCGATGCGTTTCCGAACCGGTCGCCGGTCACGGTCCGCTACACGGCGGGCTACGCCGCGCCGCCGGTCGCGGTGGCCCAAGCCGTGGTGGAGCTGGTCGGCGAGGCCTTCCGCCGCCGCGACCGCATCGGCCAGGTCTCGAAGTCGCTGTCCGGCGGCGTCGGCGAGGTGGTGGCCTTTTCCCAGCGAGACATGAACGCGGCGGCGGCGGCGATGCTGGCGCCGTATCGCCGCGTGGCCGGCTAGGCGGAGGGCTGGATGTTCAACGTGTCCGACAACATCGACGCGGTGGGGCGCGGTTTCGACGCCATGCCGGCCGTGGTTCAGGCGGCGGTGCGCGACAAGATCGCCCTGGTCGCCTCCGCGCTGGAGAGCCGCGTCCGCGCCAAGCTGTCCGGCGAGGTGTTGCAGACCAGGTCCGGCGCCCTGGCGCGCTCCATCGCCAGCGACGTGGCGGGCGGGGGGGAGGAGACCTATGCGCGGGTGTTCTCCCAGGGCGTCAAGTATGCGGCCATCCAGGAATACGGCGGCCAGACCCCGCCGCATGAAATCCTGCCTGTGAAGGCCAAGGCCCTGGCCTTCATGATCGGCGGCAAGCCCGTGTTCGCCGCCTCGGTGAAGCATCCCGGATCGCGGATTCCGCCCCGGCCCTATCTGCAGCCCGCCCTGGACGAGGCCGCCGCGGAGATGACGCAGACCCTTGGGCAGGCGGCCGTCGACGCGGTCCGCCGACAGATCGGAGGCGCGGCATGACGCCGGATCGCGAAACGCTGTTCGCGGCCCTGTTCGCCCTGTCGGCAAACGTGCGCTGGGGGGCGGGGACCGGCTTCGAGCACCGCGCCCGGCGGTTGCGTCATTGGGACGATCTGGCCGCCCAGCCGGCGCTGTGCCAGGCCGAGCACGACGAGGAGATCAAGTCCAAGCCCGGTCTGCCCTACCGCCGCGTCCTGACGGCGTCGTGGGTGGTCTACCACCGGGCGGGGGCGGACCCGGCGGCGACGCCCGCCAGCGCGAACAACGCCATCCTCGACGCGGTCGAGACGGCGCTGGCGCCGCCGCCCTACGCGCCCGACGAGCGCCAGACCCTCGGCGGGCTGGTCCACCACTGCTTCATCGACGGCAAGGTCTTCAAAGATCCCGGCGATCTCGACGGCCAGGCCTTGATGATCGTGCCGATCAGGCTGCTCGCGCCCTGATCCGCGCCCTTGCGGGCGACGCTTCACGACAAGGAGAGAACGCGATGAGCGACGAAGCGCCCGAGG